CATTGTGTTATCTCCTTGTACTGATATTTATGTCATCTTCAACCGAAAAAAATGGGGTCGGTTCGCGACCCCATTTTTGTATCTACTTGATCATCAAACTCCCAGCGAGGGTGCCACTGCACCTGATGCGATCTCACCGGTGTTCTTGATACGCAGCGGTATGTAGATGAACTCCACGGCCTTCACTGGCTCGATAGCGATGTCAACATAGAGTTCGTTGGCATCAATTCGGGCTGGTGTGTTGTTGCTGAGGTCACACACGATCAAATAATCGTATATGCCGCGCTTGGCCACTAGATCCAGCATGAGACCATTGATTGCGTTGCTGATCTCGTTGCGTGTGATCTGATCATTGGGCTCAAACACAAACTGCTTGGCAATCTCTGCTAATCTACCGCGCAGGAACGCTATCAGTCTTGCGACGTTGATGCGATCCAGGGCCGATGTCACAGCAGATTCAGTCTTGTTACCATAGTTGGTGATGCCCACACCCGGTATGAAAGTGATCGGATTGATCTTGTTTTCATACAGTGTGTCGCGCAGACCCTGGCCAGTTGCGATTGGTGTGAATTCACCGGTAGCAGCATCCAGGTAACCGATGCGATCAGCGTTGTCGATGAGACCGCGTCGTACACCAGCTGGCGCCAACCACGGATACGCCACTTCGTCGCTGCGTACAATGGTTCTCAACATCATGTGGCTGGGTGGCTGCATGACCACGCTGCCGTCAACGTTGTTGGTCTGGCAGCTTGGGTAGAATGTTGCCACGTAAGTGCCATCGCTGACAGTGAGTCCGTCACCTGTGGTCAGGCCCAGTGCATTGTTGTTGTTGGCCCAGGCAATGATGTCTGTGCCTGTGGGTGCCAATCTCAGCGGTGTGTCACCAACAATGAAGCCAGTGTTGCCACGCTCGTTGTTGAGACGTACCAGATTATTCAACAGCTCGGGATAGTTGGGGCAAGCCAATAGGTTGTAAACCAGTTGTTCTTCCCGCAACTCATCCGATGCATCCACTGCGGCTCGGAGAGCCTGCACAACGATCTGTCGCTGTGCCAGTCTGCCCATGTAGGGACTACCGTCGCTCTTGTTGCCAGTGGCTGTGACCCATGCATTGGTCTGCAGGGGCGACCAGTAACTGGTGTTGGTGGGTGCGATTCCAGTGCTGGCAGCAATAGCAATGTAAACGATGCCATTGTAGAGCACAAGATCGTCAGTACCATATGTTGTAGCACCTGACCAACCGTCCACAGCAAATGTTGTGGCATTGAAGTAATCCACCTGGAATGACTTCACGTTATATCCGCTACGGCGTGTGTTGAACAACAACATGCCTGCTGGATACAAGTTTGCATCCGGTGCATCGAGGTCCAAATAGTTGCTGGTCAACAGTGACTCGATGGTTGGCAGCGGATCAGTGATGGGATCAGTGGTGCCGTTTGTGGCCCAACGTGCATCACCAAACAGCACACCATTGCTGGTGGTTTGATCGGTGTTGTCCAGGGTTACCCACTGAGCGACATTGTCCACCAACTCCCAACGCTTGATAACTGGATACAGTTCCAAGTTGCTGGTGTCGATCCAAAGATCTCCGTACTCTAGGTCTGAGCCGTCGCTCTGCTCCAAAGGCTCACTAGCCGACACTATGGGACCTGCAGGATCAGTCAGTGTCAAGTTGTAACCACGTGTGTCAACGTTGACATTTCGGTATCCTTCCCAGCCCGACCCGCTTTGGATCATGATGTCCACTTGGTCAGTGGCAGAATAGTACCAGAATTGGCCGTCGTCGGGGTCGCGCGATGGTGCATTTGCACTGGCAGTATACTCGAGCGCTGTCCAATTACTGAGAACTAATGCATCGGTAAGGTCGCCGGTTCCAGCACGGACGCCAGCGGTTGTGGTAGTGATACCAGCCGATGTCAGCGGTGTACCTGTGACGTTCTTCAATACGATCACACCGCCCAGGCTATGCGTGAATGCTATTTCGCCTGCGCTGGTGATTGATGCCGACACTGATGCTACGTTGGCTGCACTGACCGCAGTCACAAAGTTGGCCGCTGTGCCTGTGCCACCAATGGTAACAGTGACCGGACTGGTGAGGTTTACACTATTGGCTTCGCTGGCTTGGATGGTGAACGTATTGCCCACAACAAATGTAGGATTCTCAGTGTCGCCGGTGACCACAGTGGCGCCGGATGAACTTCTTTCCAGGAATGTGAATGTCGCAGTATTGTTGTAGAGACCGCTGCCAGACAGTTCTGGGTCAACATCATACTGCACATACAATGTACCTGCGGGAATGTCTGCGCCGCCGCCCACGGGATCAAGATTCTTATTAGCAGTTTCATCGTTGGCGTAGATTGGCGCACTTTGAGTTACAAAATCACCCAAGGTTGAATCATATTTGCGGATCACAAAGCTAGCGCCTTGATTCACCGCTGTCAACATGTTCCAAACCGAACCAGTGGGTCTTGGGTTTGTGTCGGTGCTTCTCCAACGCGGCACCTGATAGTTGTAGCTCTGCTGCAAAGTTGGTGCATAGTAGCTGGTGGCCGTGATGCCCAATAGGCTCAACAGAGCCGGAGTGCTGGCACTGTCAATGTCAACAATACCGTTGTCGGCAGTGCTGCCATCGTCGGTGGCTTCGCTGTTGGCGAAAATTTGCAAGCGGTTGCTGCTGTCAACACCGGCTGTGACACCAGTGATTGCGGCACTGTTGATGGCTGCTGCTAGACCTGCAGCGGTGTTGTTTGGTGCCGCTGGCACTGCCACAGCAGTACCATTGATGATCAGGAAGTTACCAGCTGTGAGTGTGCTGACAGTGTTGGTGCCTTGCACTGTTGGCCAGCTTTCTTTCCACGCATCGCTGCCCACAAGTACCCAGATGTTACTGGAGTTTTTGTAGTAGATTGGATTGCTGGTGTTGGTAGTCACCACCGCATAATCACCAATGCTACCAATGTTTTGGCTAGGCACACCAGAAGTCAATTGACTGGTACTGGTAATAGCTATGGGAGCTTTGGCAGTAAAGGTTGCTGTGACCGCGTTCCACTGGAAGATGCCCCAGCTGGTAGCAGCGGTGTTGAGCCAGAATGTGCCATTTAATGGCTCGCCTAAAGGGCGAGTCAAGCTGGCAGTGAGCTCCGTGAGGTCAATGTCAGCACGCATGACGTAGCAACGATTGCTGATGCCCAACACACTGAAGGCTGCCAATAGCCCATACTCGTTGAGTTCATAGCCATTGATGGGAGTGCCGTCAGCTGTTTTGTAAAAGAACGGATTGCCAAAAGTGGCAGCAAGTTCTCTCTGGCTGGTAATTAAAAACGGCCTACCGGCATTGACTGCCAGTGTGCCGGGAGCCACGTTGAGTCCAGTGCCAGATATTTTGTTCTGAGCAGTGGCCAACAGTACGAATGGTACTGAATTGGTAGCGGCTGGGATATAGTTAGATTCGTCAATTACTGTGACTTCTACACCGGGGGATACGAGGGCCATAGTGGTTTCCTTTGTAAGTTACAGATATTTATGGAATCTGGCAAAAATTCAGTGTCTTAGCATCCCTATATATAGGTTTTGCTATAACTACAACATGCCGACCAAGACACGGCCGATCTGCGCTGCATGTCATTCTCGCCCCCGCGCAGTGGCCTATCACAAATATGATAGGATTTATTATCGAAGCATGTGTGAGGCATGCCATCGCCGTGGTAAACGACTGAAAACCCAACAACCTAGATGGAAAATCGCGGGTTACCGCAAAAAAAATCAGTGCGACCGTTGTGGATTCAAGGCCAGGATCACTGCGCAGATATCAGTTTTCCATCTGGATGGTAACTTGAACAACTGCGATCTCAGGAATCTAAAAAGTATTTGTCTTAACTGCGCTGTGGAGATAGCTAGATCTGATCTACCTTGGGTGCCTGGAGACCTAGAACCAGATCGTTGACTTGTTGATACAAGGCTTCAAGGCTACCATTGTTGTCAATCACAGCATCAAAATCCGAATTGATCCAGGCCCACTCGCTGGCATGTACATGCGGATACCGATGCTCCATGAGTTGTTCAGCGTCGGCCAACATCCACAGGTCATCTTCAGGGGTAGAATTCTCCTGCCAGGCACACTCATACCATTCCGGAAGATCGCCTCGACGCACCCAAATCACCTGGCCGCCCTGTTGCTTGATGCTTTGGATTTCGTTGGGGAATCTACAGTCCGAGATCACGATATCATGCTGGGCCTGTGCGATCTTGTGTTCCATGCTGGCTATCCAGATGTCATCGTGGAAACTGCGCCTGCAGACCTCAGTGCCCCATTGCTGTAACACCCAACGTGGTGTCAAGTGCGGTAAACCAAGTCGCTGACTCCACCAGGCATCCACTTGTTCTCGCCAGTGTCTTTGTTCGGCTGTTTTGCCTTCCAGCCAGGATCTTGGCCAATGAAACACGGCTGCCACAGCATCTTTTAAGGGCTCGGCATAGCTTTCACGCTCAAACCCATGTTGGGACACCAGGTATTCGGCCACAGTGTCCTTGCCAGACCCAATGAACCCACAGATGCCTATGACCCTGTTCATAGCATGGTCCTGATATTAAAATGATCAAGACAGTCTTGCAGCATTACGATCTGTCTGCGGCAATCTTCGAGAGCATTGTGTGTGGCCGGAGGCTTTGGTAAGTCGGGCCACAGACTGAACACAGTGCGAGTATCCCGCACTTGGTAAAATTGCCAGGGCAACGGGATGCCAAGACTTTTGTAGGCGTGCTCTAGTATGTTGGCGTCAAAGGTGGGACCATTGGCCCAAAAGTGCCGGCTTTGCCAGATCATCCTACCCAGTTCTTCCAGGCACTGCCGAAGTGGTTTGCGATCGTGTTCAGCAAAGGCTTCTTCACGGATGTGCTCGGGCTGTTTGCTCCACCAAGCCACAGTGGCATCCTCAATTCTACGATCTGGTTGGCTTTCCAGGGTGACTCTAGCATAATAGCTAGCATAACCATGGAATCCCTTGACAAAAGGATCAAACGATTGCGCGGCTATGGTAAGAATCAAGGCCTCGGGTCCGGTGCCCAGGGTTTCAATATCAATCATGACATCTGACATGCCGCTAGCATAGCATGTTGCGATACGGATGTCAACTGATCTCTGCTAGCCTATGACAAAACTCAGTGGTTGGCTTCCATCCACGTAAAGGCGAAGATCCTCGACGCACTTGTCCATGATGGCCTGACCTTCCTGTTTCATGGCCGCGCCATTGAGACTAGTGCCGCCCTGTGGTCCCGCTATGGCAGCAAACTTCTCACGAGCTTCGCCGATGATGTATTTGGCCGCACCCACCATGTGGTCCCGAAACCATTGGCTGATTTGGTAATCTGCCAACAGCGTGATTTCAGGTTTGAGATTGTAGGTCCACATCAGCACTACTTC